AAGAGAATTTGATAAAATTGGTTTTTTGGGCTCGGGGCGGGGGGATGGTTCCCCCAGCCACAGCCACGGCATCGGCGTCAACCGCATGTCCGATACCGACAGGGGTAGCAATCCGTCAACCGTATCGGTTGACACTGTCGGCCAAACCGACCCGGCTGGCGGCATTGAAACCCGTCCTAGAAATATCGCCCTGCTGGCATGCATCAAGGCATAAACCGTTTAGAAAGGTAAAAAAATGACCCAAAACATCCAATGGACAAAACCCGTTTGCCAACTTGACGCCGACCATCTCTACATCGGCCAAACCACAGCCGATCTGGACATCATGGCACGCGACGGCAGCTATTTGATTCCCGCCGGTTGCATCGACACCGACCCGCCTCAAATCAGCGCAGGCAAAGCCGCCCGCTGGAACGGCGAAGGCTGGGACTTCATCGAAGACCATCGCGGCAAAACTGCCTACCGAAAAACTGATCGCGAAGCCGTTATCATCGACCAAATCGGCAGCCTTTCAGACGACCTGACATTTTTAAAACCTTCCTCACGGTTTGACGAATGGGATGGAGAAAAATGGATGGAAAACCAAGACAAAAAAGCACAAATTGAAGTTGAATTTCTAAACGCGTCCAAGGCTGCTTTAATCCGCGCCATCAACCGTCAAGCCCAAAACATTGTTGCCCAAAAATCAGGCATGGACGACCTCCCTGCCTTTGAAGTGCAGAGCTGGCCTATCCAGGCCGCTGAAGCCCGCGCATGGTCGGTAGATAAAAGCGCGGCCACGCCCGTTTTAGATCAAATTGCCCAATCGCGCGGAATAGATGCAGACAAACTCAAAGCCGCCGCCCTGCGCAAAACCGTTGCCTATGAGTCCCTCTGCGCTACCGTTGCAGGCAAACGCCAAGCCATCGAGAAACAAATCGAAGCCGCCCAAAACTTAGACGAACTCAACGTCATCAACACCGAAATCAATATCTGATTTACAAGGCCGCCTGAAAATGAAATCAAACATCAAAGCCTACTTCAAGAATCTTGCCATTGCTGCCGACCAAACAATTAATGCCGTATTTGGCGGCTACCCGGACGAGACCCTGTCCAGCCGCCTCTACCGCAAAGATGTCGAAGCAAACAAAAGTCACTGGACAGCCATCCGAAAAGCAGTTGACGCACTATTTTTCTGGCAGAAGAGCCACTGTCGAGCCGCCTATCTTCGCGAAAAACAAAAAGCCCACTTCCCTGAAAGTCTCAAATGACCATCCAGACAAAAAACCTGACCTTATACAAAGGCGATACCCGTATTTTCAGAATCGGCTTTGACGGTGGAGGCCTGCCATTCGAGCCTAAATCCGCGCAATGGGCAATGACTGTCCGCGGGCAGACAGGCGAAGAGCTGCGCCCCCAAATCAGTGTCAGCGGGCAAGAAATTATTATTACTTTCCCCGCCCACTTGACTCAAAACACCGCATGGACATTAGGCCAATACGACCTACGCGCCGTTTTCGGGGGAATCGTCTGTACCGTCCTGCGCGGAGAAATCTACATTGCTCCCTCCATTACCAACGTCAGCGGCATTATCGGCGAGAGTACCGAACCCGTCCGCGTCAGCATCATGGAGCAGGGGCTAGTCGTCGTATCCCCTGCCGAAAGCACACCAACCGCCGGCGTATCTCCTGAAAAAATACGGGAAATCGTAAAAGAGGTCATTAAAGAAACACAAAACGGCAACGGCACGGAACACATACCGTCAACTAGACCTGAACAACCGGTTGCCCCTACTCCGAATCCAGCTGCATCCACTGACCTGACCGACGAAACACTGGCAGAAGTGTATAAAAAATTAGGAAATAAACAATGACATCAAAATTAGATCAAGCCGTACTGGCAATTACCGATGCAGTAGTGGCGGCAAAAGAAGAATCCGCAAAAGCCAAAAAACTTGCAGAAAATCCAAACGTGACCGCCTCTCTTGACGAAGAAGGCCGTCTGAAACTAAACGACAATACGTCCGACATCCACCTCATTACACCTGCCAAGGTATCAGAAGCGGTAGGCAATGCCTTTGCCGATGTCAAAACACCATCGCTGATTATTACCGAGCAGGCCAAGTTCGAGGGCAAACAAATCGAGGCTGCCGCCAAGATTGCCATTGAAAAAGGCAAGTTCTACATCGAAGATGCCTTGACGCCCGAACTGCGCAAAAAAGTTTACGACGGTTGGTACAAAAACAATCCTTCCAAAAAAGACGCATTGAATATCGTCCGTCTGATTCAGGCATGGTACGACCGTCTGCCGTCTAACGTCTTTATTTCTTCGCGCGGTGGCTTTTTCCCAGTAACGAAGAACACAGGTTACAAGCCGGAATACTACGGCGCGGACGGACGGCAAATTTCCGTCGGCGGCATGATGCTGACAGTCAACGGCCAACAACCCTGTATTACCTTTCATCATTCCGTTTTTAATGTGTACGACTTCTCGTTGGCAGAATTTTGCGTGGAAGAAATGGGGCAGGACGTGTTTCACTTGTGTGACAAATCCGAGGGCAACACCATTTTGCACGGCGGTAAAAGTATTACACGCGCCTATAAGGACTATGGCTACATATCAGGCATGGCCGACCCTGACAAACGCTGGATTCCGCATATCGACGGCTGGACGCGCGAAAAACCGCACATCGGCACGGGTATGGCGCTGAAAGGTACGGCGGAGGCAGGTTTCAATACCACCACACTGTCCCACGATGTTGCCCGTTACATGAACAATTCGGCTGATACATCAGGCGTACAACAACCTGAAGGATATACACGCGAGAAAATCCGCCAACTGCACATTGACGAATCGAGCCAACGCTACCGCAGCGTTGGCGGCTACTGGAATTCAGACGGCCTGTCGCAATTCCCGCAAGATGACGGTACTGTTGCGCCCACATTTGGCCTCTGGCGCGGTGGTCAGGTATGGAGTCGCGGTTACGGTTGGCGACTGTTCGACTGCAGAGGCACAGAAATCCGCTACTTCGACGTACGGGGATTCACTGGCGGCGCAGTAATTGCAGGTTTACATGGTTCTCCGTCTGGAGAGGATGTAGGCGCCGGCGAAGTCGCCAAGGCCTACGAAAAAGGCATGGTTGCCGTCAACACCCGCATCACGGGCGGATACTTTAACCACAACTATACCTGCGGTGTGGAAGCAGTCCGCGTATCAGGCTACGAACTTTGCGGCATCTTCGCACCTGATTCTGTAGTCGGACACCCCGATGCGCATCTAGAACATGTGCGTGGCTGGAATAATTCCATCGTCAGCCTCGATCCGGGTTATCAGCAATGCACATCCCGATCCCTGCCAATGGATAACCTATTCATCCACGACAACGTGTTCGGTTTTGGCAAGCGCAAGGTAATGGATATTCATACCGGCAACAACGTCAAAATCGTAAACAACAGTGGCCGTGCCATGTACTACGGCATTTCTACCGTGATCGAAGAAGTATTTGCCGCGACGGATGGACGCGCCTCAAAGATTGCAGACCCGTACAGTTTCTATTACCAAGACAGCAATATCGAAATTACGGGAAATACCATTGTCAGCGGCAATATCGGCATTCATCCGATTAATGGTGCATTGGGAGTGCTTTCCCGCCGCAATCAGAAGAAATGGTGGCTGCGTTGCCGTCAACTGATTAACGACAATACGGTCTATGCCCCGCGCGGTTTGCAATGCAACTACGGGCACAACCACTTTCTGATTGAACGCAACCAGTTTACGTTTGCCCTGCCGTTCGGCGATTTTTACGGCATGCGCTACGTTTCAGGATTTGCCGTTACCAATGGCGGCAGCGGCTACACCACCGCCCCCAAAGTCATCATCACAGGAGGCGGTGCGGAAGCCTTCGGTGCAGAAGGCGAAGCAGTAGTGAAAGACGGAAAAGTTACCGAAATCAAGCTGCGCCGCATCGGCAGCCGCTACGACACACCGCCAACCGTAACCCTCGAAGGAGGCGGTGGTACGGGTGCAACGGCTACCGCAACCGTCAACACATCGACATACGGCATGAGCGTGGGCGCAGAAGCGCGTTACGGCACAATGTTGGCTGCACAAATCCGAGGGAACTATATTCAAAACTCCCCCGACGGCAACTTCATGCGCCAGATGATAATCGGCAAGTTGCGCGGCTCGTCCATTGTCGGCAATCACTGCGATATTACCCCGTACAAGAACGCCGAGCAGGGAAAAACCGAAGTGGGACAACCCTATACAGTTGACACAGTTAAATACCGAAACGGCCTACTAAGTGCAGGTTTCTACCCTATCGGCGAATTAGACAACTGTACCGTTGCCGAAAATTACATGCACAACCAACTGACCGATACAGTAGAAGTATGGACAGGTGCGCGTAACCACAAAAATACACAGACTACTGACTATGCCGCCACCATGATGCAGGCGAAGCTGACAGATTTAGAGGCCGAAATCACTAAACTCAAAGCATCGACAGCAGGCAAAGCGTCAGAGACAGTCACACAGCCGACACCAGAAACGGTAGTACCAAAAGCTGATTCAACAACGCATAAAGCAGAACCTGAACAACCGACCTCCACTGCTAACGAACAGCCTACACCTGCCGCCACAGAAACATCCATTAAATTCACATTTAACGGCCTTGAATCCAGCGCCACCGAAGCCGTTGGCAGCAATAGTGAGGCTCGTCTGACGAGCGTCATCAATGCACTCCGTGCAGGAGAGCCGGAAGGATGGACAGGCGCATTCGGAGAAGAGGGCAACATCCGTTACATGAAGGCACAGGCAGGCGAAAACGGTAGAGGCCACCGCTATATCGAAAGTAGCGGAGTCAGTGCCGCAACCGGTACTCCGACCACAGTTATTATGCCGTTCAAACTTGAAAAAGGAGGCACACCAGGGGCAGCGTTTATCCTGCTGCCGATGACGGGCGAAAGCCCCGCCGTTGGCGGCGTAACCGCCACTCATGGCGAAAACGGTTTTACCCTACGCATGCCGGAAAATGCCACAGTGGATGGCAAAGTCAACCGAGTAGGCAATACCTATGCCTACGGTGAATGGCATATAGCCGTTGTACCTTGGAATACCGCTTTCGACAAAATCCGTATTGGTACCAGCCACGTTGCCAATACAGGCCGTACAGTTCGAATCGGTGCAGGTTTTGAAATCGTACAAGGGGATGTGTCCAAAGCCGCCAATAAAGGCGCGGCATTGATGACAGGATTTGGCATCGCCGCCGCTTAAGACAAACAAAGGCCGTCTGAAAACTTCAGACGGCCTGAAAATCCCACTCAAAACCTCCACCGCTTGCCACCGATAAAAAGCAAAGCAACAATCAGACCATCCCCAAAGAAACGGACAGCCACATGACCGCAAAACGCATGCACGGCGTAACAGCCAACGAATTCACACACGGCGCGCGCCATATTTCCGACATCGCCACCAACATTATCGGTATCGTTGCCACCGCAGACGACGCTGATGACACAGTCTTTCCCGCTACCAAACCCATATTTTCAACATCCGTCTCTGCCCTGATTGATAAAGCAGGCAGCAAAGGAACCTTGGCAAAATCCCTAGACGCAATTGCAGATCAGGCAGATGCCCAAATCGTTGTAGTCCGCGTTCCCGGCTCAACCAAAGCACCGGAGCAGAAAGCAAACGTTATCGCAGGTATCAAAGCCCTGGCGAAAGCTCCCGCACATACCGGTTACAAACCAAAAATCATCGGTGCGCCCGAACTTGACGACGCTGACGTAACCGCCGAGCTGGTTGTAACCGCTAACGCTCTTGAAGGCTTCGTATATGCATCCGCCGGCGGCGCAGAAAATATTACCGCCCTGACCCAATATAAGAACGGATTTGGGCAAAAAAACCTCATGCTGATTGACAACGAATTCATGACCTTCGGCGCTTCCAAAACCCAAGAAACTGCCGCTACCGTTGCCCGTATCCTCGGCGCACGCGCCATGCTTGACCAAAAAATCGGTCCGCACAAATCCATTTCAAATACCGAAATTCAAGGCGTATCCGCCCTTAAATACCCACGCAGCTTCGGACTTCTGGACATCAACAGCGACGCCAATACCATCAACAACCTCAACATTACCACCCTCATCCGTGAAAACGGCTTCCGCGTTTGGGGCAACCGCACATGTTCTGCAGATCCTGCCTGGGCATTCGAACCGATAGTCCGTGTCTCTTCCGTAATTAAAGAGACCATCGCCGAAAGCTTTCTCTGGGCAATGGACAAACCAATGCACCCGAGCCTTATGATTGACATCATCAACAGCATCAATGCCAAGCTCGCCGAAAAAGTCTATCAAGGCTGGTTATTGGGCGCGCAAGTCTTCATCGACACCAAAAAAATCGAAAAAGAACGCGTAGCCGGCGGTATCTTTGCCTTCGACTACGAATTTACCGTAGCCCCGCCTTTAGAGAATATCGAACTCAACCAACATGTATCAGACCGCTTTATCGTCAACCTGACCGACCGAGTTATCGAATTCGCATCTAACCTCAAACCTACCACCGTCTAAACTACCTTGCCTCCTAATAATTCCCCTCTCCCAACAGAGAGGGGTTAGGGATAGGTACCCCAAACACAAGTAATAAAGGACACCCAAATGCAGCTGCCACGCATCTTGAAAAGTTTTAACGTCTTTACCGACGGACTCAACAAAGACGGCGTCCTCATGACCGTCAAACGCCCGGACATCAAATTCAAAACCGAAGACTACACCCCGGGCGGCGGTATGGGCGAATTTACCGTCATTCATGGCATCGAAAAATTAGAGCTGGAGCTGACCAGCAAAGGTTTTGATCTTGAGCTGTTCAAATCCATCAGCCACAAAATCAATGGCAACCTCTTACGCTATCAAGGCGCATTGCACAAAGAAGACGAAGAAACCTACCAAACACTGGTCGGCGAAGCGCGTGGCCGAATTATCGAAACCACACGCAGCGAAGACAAAGCAGCCGAAGGTGGAGAGCAGACATTCAAATATGCCCTAACCTACTGGAAAGAAACCGTCGATGGAGAAGTCGTTTTTGAAGCAGACCTCATGGCGAACAAACTCATCATCGGCGGCAAAGACGTTCGTGCCGGCATTCGCGCCGCATTAGGCCTCTAAACACATACAACAGGAACAAGTAAATGCAAGAACCAAAAATCAAAATCAACCCAGACGATACCCTGACCGTAACCCTGACCGACGGCAAAGCCTACACTCTGCGCGAACCGCTGGCCAAAGACATGGCAGGCATGGGACAAGACCTCATCAAAATCAAACACACCGAAACTGTTCAAAAGCTCCTCTCAAAAATCAGCACCCCAAAAATCGGCATGGCACAATATGGCGTATTAGGTATGGCAGATGTACAAGCCCTCAATGCCGCTATTGATTTTTTTTCAGCCGCACCTTCGGCGAAAGCAGAGATTCAGGAAGCCTTTGCCGATTTGGGCTATACCCATGCTTCCGATACCGAGCCGGCCAGTTCGCCGACCTTATAAAAGCAGCGCCAGACATCTGGCAGGCTGAAGAAGATGAAGACGTTACTGCGTTTTACCCAATAGACGACGCCCTTGCCCTCTGCACCATTACTTTCAAAGGAGGTATCGGCTGGTTCGCAGGACTAAATCTTTTTACCCTTAACCGCTGGGCAGCCAAAGCCGCCGAAATCCAACGCGCACGCCAAGGAGACGGACAATAAAAAAGGTCGTCTGAAATCAATTCAGACGACCTTTTCAATCGACAAAATAATCAAGGAAGCATCCATACCATAAGGGCAATGACGGCAATAAAAAGCCAAAATAATGCGCCATACCACCAAATGACAGAATCGACTGCATTCAAAACCGAATCCGCCAAGATTTGATTTTTCATTTTACGTTTCATCTTAAAGCTCGAGCCATGACAGACAAGACAATTAATATTATCCTCAAAGCCGCCGACAAAGCAAGCAAAACGTTTGACAGAATTAAAAAAAGTAGTAGCGGGCTGTCGGGCGAATTGGCGAAAAACAAAAAAGAAATGCGCGATCTCGAGCGCGCCCAAACCGCACTGGTAAAAATCGGCAAGGCAGAACAATATTTCAACCGTCTGAATGAGCAAATCATCCGTAATTCTGCCGCCACAAGCCGTCTTACTTCCGAAATCGACAAAACGGGCGTTGCCACAAAAAAACAGGCAGCAGAACTCAAAAAGCTGACCCGTGAAGGCGAAAGGCTGAATAACGAATACGAAAAACAATCCGCGCAGCTAAAACGCTACAAAGACCACATGGAAAAAGTTGGCGTATCCGGACAAAACCTTGAAAAAGAGCAGGCAGAGATTGCCGCCCGAATGCAGAAGACTACTGCCCAAATCGAAAAGCAGTCCACCGCCTTAGAAAAGTTGGAAAAACGACAACAGAGTCGAATCAAGGCCGCCGCCATCGCAGGTATTGCATCGGGTGTCTCATCATGGACAAGTAGCAAGGCTGCCACCATGAGGCAAGGTGCAGGGCATGCCATCAATACAGCCATGTCCGAAGAAGATGCAATGCAGGGACTGATCCGCCAAGTCGGCATCCTCAAAAATACAGACGGCAGTCTAAACCACGCCGAAATCGCTAAAATCCGCGCCGAAGTCCAAAAACTAAGCGGTGAATTGCCCATGGCAACGGTTGAGATCATGAATATGATGACTGCCGGCGCGAAGATGAATATCCCACGCCAAGAGCTTGCAGCCTACGTTACCGAAGCCGTCAAAGCTGCAAATGCCTTTGAAGCAGCAGACCCGGGTGCGCTTGCAGAAGAGCTGGGGCGCATTCGCCAAAACTTCAAATTATCCAAAGAAGCCGCTTCTGAACTAGTCAACGTCATGAACTACCTTGATGACAACGCACTGGTTGCAGGCGACCAGCTCATCAGCTACATGAACGAAGTATCAGGCAGCATGGGTTTGGCGAAAATGAACGAGAAGCATGTAGCGGCTCTAGGCTCCGCCCTTATGTCCGCAGGTGTAGATGCTTCCACCTCTGCCAAAGCGGTCGGCAGCCTCATGACAAGGCTGGGTACCGCACCTGATATGAAACCCGTACGGGAAGCCCTGAAAAGCATAGGTATAGACGCAAAATCCGTTCAAAAAGGCATGGTCGAAGACGCGCAAGGTACGCTTGAAAAAATCATTGCCGCCGTCCAACAAATGCCGAAAGAGCAACAAGCAGGCATTCTCAAAGGCTTAGCAGGCGGCGAATATAACCGCGTATTTGCCCAACTTATCGCTAATACAGAGCTTTGGCGCGAGCAAATCCGCCTTGCCACCTCTCCGGACGCATTAGGCAGCCTCGACAAAGAGTTCGAAATTCGTGTCAACGCCATGTCGTCCAAATGGCAGATGTTCAAAAATAAGCTCTTCAATACCGAATCAGGCTTTGGGCGCAGTATGTTTTCAGGCTTAGAATACGGCATGAATGTCATTTCAGGCTTATTGGATAAGTTCAACGAATGGTCGGCAAAAAATCCAGAGGCCGCCGCCAAACTTGGAAAAATCGCATTTTATGCAACCGCAGCAATGACCGCCTTAGCAGGGCTGGCCGCAGTTATTGCCGCAGTTGCCGTCCCCTTTGCCGCCGCCCGCATTGCCTTTGGCGGATTCGGCATGAGTATTCTTAAAGTATTAGGCATTGCCCTACGTTTCATGACATTAAATCCCATAGGCCTTGCGCTGACTGCCATAATCGGCATCATCTATCTCGTTTACACCAATTGGGATACATTGACTGCCGCCTTCATCAGAGGCTGGGAATGGATTAAAAAAACATTCGCCCAAAACCCCATCCTATACGCACTGACCGGACCGATTGGCGCAATCGTTGCACTGGCCACACACTGGGACCGCATCAAAAACGCCCTCATCACAGGCTGGGGATGGATAAAAAAAACATTCAGCGGCAACAACCCCATATCCTACGCCCTCTCCGCCGCACTAGGCCCAATCGGTATCCTCATCAAAAACTTCCAAATCCTCAAAACCGTCGCTACTAGCGCATGGGAATGGATGAAAAAAGCCTTTTCCACCAAACCGACCGCGCCGGGAGGCAGCGCAGCCGGTTATGGCGTAGGCGCATACATTCCCAACAAAGGATATTCTACAGGTGGTTACACAGGGGCGGGCGGTGTCAACCAAGCGGCCGGTATCGTGCATAAAGGCGAGGTTGTCTTCAATCAACAAGATGTAGCCCGCTTCGGAGGATGGCGTGTTCTGGAAAAAATCCGCAAAGCAGGCTTGGGCGCATTGCAGAGCATTATCCCCGCCGCAGCTGAAGAACCGCGCCCTTCCCTTGTCGGAGCAGTTCCCGTATCGGCAGGGTTCAATCACACAAACGCAGGTGGTATGACCGTCAACATTACCATCAACGGCGGCAGCCAAAGCCCTGCCGACATCGCCCGCGAAGTTGCCCGTCAGATTAAGCAGATTGCAGACCAAGCCGCACGTCGTGCCCGTAGCGCATTTTCAGATGACTGACACCAAAAAAGGACACTACCATGCTTGCCACATTAGGATTCTTCCCCTTTCTCATCCGCACCATCCCCTTTCAAACCATCAACCGCCAGAGCGGCTGGAAGCACCCAAATCAATCCACCGTCGGCGGCGGTATTAATCCCACCCAATACCTAGGGCCGGAAACTGACACCCTGACCCTGTCAGCCGAAATGAGGCCGGAAATCACAGGGGGAGACACCTCCCTGGCCATGCTCCACCTCATGGCAGAGCGTGGAAAACCATACAATCTCATCCTCGGCACAGGTCAAATAATGGGCGCATACGTCATCACATCCATCAAAGAAGACAGAAGCCAACTCATGCACGATGGCAAAGCCCGTTCCATCAGCTTCAGCATAGAATTAAAAAAAGTATCCGACAGCCCGCTGGGACTAAAAGGCAAAGCCCTTCAGCTTGGCGTATCCATCGCCCGCAGCATTGCAGGAATCTGACATGACCGCACTTACCCAAATCAAAGACCAAGCCGTCAAAATCTTCAACGCCATTACCGACACCGGCGGCAACCATCTAACCCCAGTCGCCAAGCTGTCCATAAACGGTAAGCCGTTCAATACCGACGCCCTCTCCCGCATCATCTCCATCAGCCTGACCGACAAAAGCGGCTTCGAGGCGGACGAGCTGACCGTCAGCCTGTCCGACCACGACGGCAAGCTCGCCCTGCCCCCGAAGTCTGCCGAGATAACCATCGCCCTGGGCTACATCGAAACAGGCATTGTCGATAAAGGCAGCTACAAAATAACCGAAGTAAGCTGGAGCGGCGCACCCGACACCCTGCACATCACCGCCCAATCCGCCGACACATCCGACCGATTTTCCGAAGCAAAAGAAAAAAGCTGGCACAAAACCAGCCTGAAAGAAATCATCGAATCCATTGCCGCCGCCAACGGCTACACACCAATCATCGGCAAAGCCTACCAAGACGAAAAAATCGACCACATTGACCAAAGCAACGAATCCGACGCTGCCTTCTTATCACGCCTTGCCGAGCGCTACGACGCCATCGCAACAGTCAAACACGGCCGCCTCCTGTTTGTTTCATCAGGCGAAGCCACAACCGCCGGCGGGCAGCCGTTGCCCACAATCAGGATTACCCGCAACAGTGGCGACCAATATGCATTCAGATACAGCAATACCGAAAGCTACAACGCCGTCCGCGCCTACTACATCGACAAACAGACAGGTAAAAAGCACGAAGTCGTCATTACCGAAGACAACTACGACCCCGTCAAAAAAACCGTCACCACCACCAAAAAATACAAGACCAAGCGCAAAGACGGCAAAACCCACAAAATTACCACCAAAGAAGTAACCGAAATCAAACAGGTGGATACTGCCGGCAAAAAAATCAAAACCCTGCGCCATACCTACCAAAGCCCCAAAACCGCCGCCACCGGCGCGCGCGCCGCGTACAAAAAACTAAAACGCTGCGCAATGGAATTCGATATTTCCCTAGCCATCGGCCGCCCCGACGTCGCCCCTGAAAGCCCCGTAACCCTGCAAGGATTCAAGCCCGAAATCGACGCAGAGAAATGGGTCGGTAAAGAAACCGTCCACACCCTTGACAGCAACGGACTGACGACAGCCGTCAAACTCCAAAGTCTGATAGACGTACCGATTGTCCTCTACGAAGGCGAAGTCAGCCCAAACTTTGCCGCAGCATTTTCAAAATCCTGACCAAAACAAAAGGCCGTCTGAAAAAATTCAGACGGCCTTTGTTAATCATCATGACATCCTTCAAGCTCATCCCTAAGCTTAAATACAACATCACGGATCTGAATAAACTTAACATGGTCAGGCTTCAGTAACATCCGTTTTTTGGACTCGAAATCGCCACCAGTCGTTACCGTCCGCAATTCCGTAACCTTCAAATTGCCATTAATCCGCGCACACAATTTCGCCAGCCACTTTAAATTATGCTTAATGGCACTTGCCAATGCATTATCTGCATCATCAACAGTATAATAACGCAGAGCATCAGCTTCAATTTTTTCCAACAAAGTCAAAGCCGCATCAATACGCCTGTCTTTTCTCTCAAGGCGGCGTTTACTTTTTTCGCGCCGAACAACAAAAAACCAACCGGCTATGGTAAGCACGGTCGGCATTAAAGGCATGATATAGAAATAAAACCAATGTGGCTGGTTATTCATTTGCCGCATCCCTCATATAGCCGCGAATTTCATCGACCAAATCAGGTTCCTCGTCTGATACAAACTCAATTTTATTCAGCAGCACAGACAGCGGCCACTGCTTTAGACGCACCAAGCCCCCGAAAGCTTCCTCTAGAAAAGAGGAGCCGTAGCCCATTGTTCCATCCAAATCAATTTTAACTTTCCCACCTTTTTGTAGCGCAGGAATCAAATTATTTTCCAAGAAGCCCTGTCCCGAATAAGGGCCGTCAGTAGTATACCGTCCGGCAGGAAAACGGGAAAAATCAGAAGCAATACGGATAGTCATTGTAGAATCTTTCATTATTCAGCCTCACGTTTCGGCAACGGAACAGACCAATTGATTAACGTGCCACGTATAGCAGTTTTTCTATTGTCTGATAAAGGAAAAGCATTTTCAACCACTTTCTTATTTCTTGCACGGTGCCTGTACATACCGTTGCCGCTGATAATTTCAACCGACGCGTCACCGTCGCCGATTTGGTCAAGTGTTGAAACCATCTGTTTCAAGCCCTTGCCTCGATGTTGCAGTTTCGTTCGTGTCCGTCCAATTTCGATGGCTGCCCTGATTTTCAGAGCATCATCATCTGCCTTGCCGCCCTCGACATGACGGTCAATCCAATTGCGTAACCTATCCAACCAGCCGTCAGATACCTGATCGGATTCGCGGAATAACGAATTGGGAATACCGATACCCAAGTCACAAAAAACAACCTGTAATCGCCCACTTGTCGCATCTTCGCGCGAAAACATCCACCACTTACGGCAAGCATCAGGCAGATTCTCTCCCTCATAAGCATGATGCATACAATTTGTCATAGCTTCAGACACGCCGGCATAAATCGACCGACTAAGTTCAGGTGTTAATCTGCCCTGAAAGGAATCAAAAATATTTTCCGCATTCTCAAGATTGACATCATAGCCGTGTGCCACATGCCAATGGCGCACAGAATGATGAAAAGCGGAAGAGTCAAAGCTTTTCATTCTTCCCAAAAGTTTAGCAATACCAACCTGATAAAGCACCTGCTCCACTCTCGTTTCAGATGGTGTTACCATAGAGAAGTGGCAATTTGGGAAACGTTCTACTAAGTCATTTAGACAGGCTGTCAGATAGAGCGTGCCGTCAGAATACATCTTTTCCGTTTTTGAGAAATCAAGACGAATACGTGAGCATCCATTTTCAACCTTTTCATACAAACGCTCAACAAAACTAGTCAGTAATTTGACATATTTTGGGTGTAATCCAACTTGTTCAGGAACAGGCAGGCTAAACCAGTCGATAAACCGTTTCTGTTTTTTGACAATATTCCGCCGCTTCTTAAGCTGATAGCGCGAACAGCGCATCAGGTATAGTCGCCTTTTCTCATTTAGCCTTTTCATCCCTCACTATATCCCTTTAAAAACGAAATCCTTCAAGTTTTAAATTCCAAACAACCTTTCCAGCTTTTCCAACTGGTTCGTTTCTTCATCCGTAACCTTCCTGTCTGCTTTAGCGACATTACGGGCATATTCCAAGATTGAATCACGCCATTCAGGGAAACGCTGATTAATAGCACGGACGGCAAAAGAAAAATCCATAGAATCCGGCACAGGCCAAGACTTCATAACGCCAAGCGCATAAGCAAGAAAATCATTGCCCATTTCCGATTTGTCCGTCAGCCATTGTGCAATATACCGCTGTTCAGACGGCGCATATCTCCCATCGCAGTAGGCGATATAGACCAACACATCCACAATCGGCTTCATCTCCCGAACAAAAAAATCCATCTGACGCTCCGGTGCGCGGTCGTAACGCGCCTTGAGATGTCGGAGGAAATGTTCGGGCTTGACTACTTCGCCCGTCTCCAAGTCCACCAGTCCGATGATGCCGCTGTATTTGAATGTCCTGACCATTTTCCGTGCATGGCAGAACGCGCGGATATAGCCGTCGCTGTCGAGCGCGAAGGCGCGCACGTCGATGATGCGGCGGCTGGATATGCCGTCTGTGTTGATATAGTCCATCTCGAAGCTGCCGCCCACGGGCAGAATGGCGAAGTCTGATTTTTTAGTCATTTAAAAACGCCTTCCGTCGGATAAAGTAACCCAGCCGCCCCAGACATCTTTCATTTTTCCGATGGCGGAGCGGGCGGGGAATATATCGCCAATCGTGGCAATGGCAACGCTGCCCGAGACGGCAAGTGCTTCTTCCAGTAGGTTGGGTGATTGGGCTTTGGCTTGATGCAGCAGTGCTTCAAATTCTGCCAGTGTGGTTGCTGCGGGCAGTCTGTTAAGGATGTCCTTTAATGCAGGGTAGTGTTTTTTTATCTGCTGTTCGCGGTCGGCGAGCAGCTTTTCAGCCTGTTTGACCGATTCAGGTTTTTCCGGTGCGGGATTTTGGGCGGTTTCGGATTTTTTGACGGCGGCGACAAATGCGGCGACGGTATCTTCCGCACTCCTGGCTTCGATTTGGGCGGATAGCGTGTCTATATTCAGGCAGCGCAGCATCCAGTCTTCGACTTCGCGCCGTTCGCGCCAGTCCAGTTTGCCCGTTTTTGACCATCCGATGTAGAGGATGGCAGATAAAAGCGCACGATGTCGGGCGGCAAATTCGGCGGCTTGGTTTTTAAAGTTGTTTGTCATGATTATCCCTTTTTCAAATATCCCGGAAATCCAACGGCAACACCTTCCAAAATTTGCCGTGAATAAACAAATCGTCAAATTCTTCAGGCTCAATAACGAAGTCGGATTTACTGTAAATCGGGTTATCGCTTGTAACGTGTATCACGCCTGCTTTTCCACGAGCCAGGCGTTTGATGTAGGTATAGCCTTGAAAAGTAAACAGGTACACGCCGCTGGATTCAAATTCTGCGACGTCAGTTTTGATTAAAGTGATCGACTTCGGCGGTATCGTCGGCTCCATACTATCTCCATCTGGCGACATCAGCTTAACGCCATGCAGGTTGTCCGTGCCGAGCAGTTCTTTAAGTGCGGCCTTCGGTATTTCCAACGAGTGCAGCAATTCGGGATAGTCGACGTTGAGATGACCGCTGCCGCAAGATGCGGACACGTCATATAAATCTAAACGTGCCGTTTCAAGGTCGTCTGAAAGGTTTTCAGACGACCTATACATTCCTAAATCCTTCCTATACTTATCACCTAAACCATCTGCCAGCCATCGAGTAGAAAAGTTTGTCTTCTTCTCAAATGCCAATAACGGCTTTTTTCCTAAGCCAGTCTGCCCATTGAACCACTGCCCAACAAGACCTTTTGAGACACCTGCGAAGTCTGCCAAGTCCTGTTGGGTAATTAGACCGTAGTCATTCATCAATTCTTGAAGTCTGCCTTTCAAGTCCATCGCAAAAAATCCCAGCTAAAAAATTCTTAGTAAAAACAATGATTATTTAGAATTCTAAACTATTATTTGTTTAGTATGCTTGACTAGACAAGTTTAGGATTGTATAGTTCACTAAACTTTAAAAAGGAAAGAAAAAATGAAAACAGACCAACAAGTCAAGTTCATTAAAGAATTGGGAGGCGTGTCAGCGGTTGCAGAGATCTGCGGAATAACTCGAGGCGCAGTTTCTCAATGGCAGAAAAATGGTATTCCGAAAGCCCAAATGAATTTTTTAAAAGAAAAGTTTCCAGTGCAGTACAAACAAATTTCAGACGGCATCAACCCCAATCAAGGAGCAGAAAAATGACTCTCATCGTTTCCATCGAAGCAGCAGAAGCCCGCGCCCAACGCGCCTATATCCGCACTAAAAAAGACCGCAAATACGGTTGCCTGTTCAATGGCGACCTGCAAGAGCTGAAAGACCTTGCCGCTGAATTGGCAAGAATGCCTGACCGCCCCGTCGAAGAAATCGCCGTCCGCGTCCAGGCATTGGAAATGCAGTTGCGCTATATCAACCGCCTCAAATACGGCAAAAACCTGCGCTTAATCAAGCGTGATGAAGCAATCAGGGCGGGTTATGCCGTAGCGTCAAAAACACTTAATCGCTAAGAAACTTCAAATTTCCCTTTTGGCTGCTGTGCTTTAAGTTTGCGTTTAATGGCTTCGGCAATGTGGAACATACGTTCAACATATTCATAATCACTTGAATAACGGTCGGCATAAGGAGCGGCTAAGGTAGCTGCAAGTTGTAAAACTTCAAATTCGGAAAGTCTCATTTTAATTACTCCGTTTACGGTTACTGGAAATGACATTGTAACGTGAGTGATGACAAAGCGGAAAGACGCTTGACCCGCCGGACAGTCGGCATCAACCCAAAAAGGAAACGTCATGTGTCAAAACTGTATTCACAAAATCGAAGGCAGACTGTCTCTCAAACAACACGTCCACGCCGAACCCTGCCCCAAAACAAGCGCGCCGGAAGAACTAGCCACTGCCGCCGTCGAGGTCAAATTTTTCGGCGAAGAGCTTGACCTGATGGAATCAGCGGCCTGCGCGGCGAATAAGTCATTGAGCGAATTTGCCGCCGAAGCTGCCTTGGAATATGCGGAAATGTATCTGCGTGCCTTTGAAGACGCATCGGCAGACCTGAAACGGAGAAATGAAAATGGCGCAGCGCAACATCAGTAAGGCGGAACACGGAAATATGCGGGTACAGATTACCTGCCCTTGCTGCGGCAGCCGCTGCAAGGGAACGGCGAGGCCGGAGAAGAAAAACCCCCCCCCCCGCAACCGCAACCGTAACAACCGCCGAGATG